TTTATTTATATCATGCCCATTGTAGAGCTACACCATGAATCTTGTTTGTTCCAGATAAACCAGAACCCACTACTTTCCATCTTAAAGCAACTTGTGGTGAACCTGTACCTGTTAATGTTGCACTACCTGAAAATATTTTTAGACCTGAAGACCCTGCTTCAAACCCTTCATCGGTTAATGTTATAGTATTAAATGTAGAATTATCCCTGGTTGCAGAAACTACAAAATCACCTGTGCCATCTGGCAGTTCAGCAAAGACAACGATTCTTGCTTTTGTTGGAACAGTTTGTGCTGTAAATGTATCTGATATTACAGTCATGGTGGTTGTAGGATTACTATATAAATCATTTGTTGCATCATAAGCTGCATTTGCATTTTCTGAGGTATCAACACCTGATTCATCATGAAACTCGTCAACGATACCATCTACTAAATTAAAGATAGTAAGTCCATTATTAACTGCATGTTTAAATCCTAATAGACCAATATTAAATGCATTAGTATCATTTAGACCAATATTTGTATTTGTTTGAAATGTGCCATCACCAGCAAGTAAATCAGCTGATGACCCTGGAACACCAGAGAATATATTTATCGGTTGATTGGTAACAATTTTTGTATCTACAACAGCACTATCTACTATATCACTATTATCAACTCTTGTTATACCTGTTAAAGGATTTGGCATATTATTCTCCTAAGCCCATTGTAATGCGACCCCATGAATTTTGTTTGTTCCAGATAATGATGAACCCGCTACTTTCCATCTCAAAGCAACCTGTGGTGAACCTGTTCCTGTGAGTGGTGTTGAACCTGAAAATATTTTTAGACCTGAAGAACCTGTTTGAAATCCTTCGTCTGTTAATGTTATAGCATTAAATGTCGAATTATCTCTAGTAACTGATGCAACAATATCAGTATTTAAATCATCTGCTACTTCTGCAAATAGTACTATTCTTGCTTTTGTTGGAACATCTTGTGCTGTAAATGTTTCACTAATTACAGTCATGGTAGTCGTGGGATTACTATATAAATCATTTGTTGCATCATAAGCTGCATTTGAATTTTCTGGTGTGTCAACTCCTGACTCATCATGAAACTCGTCAACGATACCATCTACAAGATTATATACAGTAAGACTTTCAGATACTGCTATCTTAAAACCAAGAAGACCTATATTAAATATATTTGTTTCAGCTTGAGCCGATGGTGAATGAGGTGATATTTGAGGTGAACTAAATGTTACAGTCTTACCAGACAAATCTAAAGAACTTGATAATTGTGGTGCAGTAATTCCTGAAGGTGGGGTAATAGCACCACCAGAAAACTTGGCAGATGTTATTGCACTATCTATAACTTCATCAGTACCAACACTTGCTGGGCCGATAGAGTCAGTTGATGTTATTGTTGTCTTTGGCATTATTCTTCAACATTTTTTGAAGTTCAGTAGTTGAGCCTACGAATAATGCATTAGTTACATTTTTTGGTGCATTACTTGGAACTTCTTTTAATTTTTGCATTTTTAATTGTAAATCTCCAAGTTTTTCAGTTACATCAGCAACTTGTTTAATTAAATTACCTGCAACTTCAAAAGCTCTTGGGTGTTCACTCTCTCTTGCAAGGTCTAATATACCTTGTACTGCATCTTGTCCTCTTTCAACTAATTGATAGAAGTTTTCCCTTTGATACTTATAATCATTTTCTAATTCATTATTATTTGTTTTAACAACAGGTTTAGGTTTAGGTGAAACAACCTCAAGTTGTTTTTCAACAATATCTGTAATCCCTAAAGTGTTATCTAAAGTATCGTTAAACTTTGTCATTTTTTATTCCTAACTCGTTGCACCAAATGGTAAATATCTAACACCAATTTCAACACCATTAGATGGTGCAGTTACAAATGTTAAAGTTGTTCCTGAAACAGAGTATTTAGTTGTTGGTCTTTGTAAAACACCATCTTCTGTAACTAATAAAGTGTTCTGAGTATGATTACTTTCTGTTAGAGTAAAAGCAGTTGATGAACCATCACCTGTAAAAAATGAAGGTGCATAACTTAAACTTAATTTTGCATTTGTAATTGCATTATTTGAAACTGTGCCTACAACAACCTCAGTTGTAGAGTTCATATTAATAGCAACAATGACAGCAGAATTTGCTGGTGCAGAAGTAAATGTTAAAGTTGTTCCTGAAACAGAATAGTTTGTCGTGTATTTTTGAAATACACCATTTACAAATACTAACATTGTTTTAGATGGTAGTGCTGGGGTTGTTGATAAACTAAAAGTTGTATCTGAACCATCACCTGTGAAAGAATCAACAGTTGGGTCAGCAGTTAAAGAGGCAGCCGACTGAGTTAATGCTTGTCTACCAAGATAGATAATAAAAATCTTAGTTCCGTTTGTGGGTGTAAAAGAAAAAGTAATCTTAGGTTCACCACTTACAAAAGAAATAGTATATGCAGTTTCAGGTTCTTGAATTACACCACCAAGAGATACCAATATCGAAGAAGCAGAAGCTACTGGGTGAGTTAAAGTAAATTGACTATTACTTCCATCACCAGTAATGTTCTGTTTTTCAAATGCTCCGTAAGCAGGTTCTTTTCCAATATATGACATTTATTTTCCTTAACTTGGTTTCGTTGGCCAAGTCACACTTTTAACTTCAGCTTCTGTTGTTAGTCCGTCTGTAATATCTCTTAAATTTTCTCTATATGTTTGCCACTTACCCTTAGTAAGATTATCCATTCTTGTATCTGTAATATCCATCATTTGAGTCCAATCACTTTCTGCTAAAAGTTCGTTTCTTTTTATTCTTAATTCTTCTAATGCTCTATCAAAGGCACCATCATTCCATGCTTTTTCTTCTGCCAGTCTTGCAGTTTCTTCTGTTGAAGACATTTGTACTTTAATACCATTTACAATTTTATACATTACCATTATTTTACTACTCCATATATTGCAAAATCATTCATAATTATATTACCACTTCCAAAATAAAGATGAATACCAGTTATCGCAGTTGCTCTACCTCCGAGGTCTTGACCTCCATTAAAAGTACCACCTTGACTACTTGCACTATCGTTCACAACTGTATAATCACCTTTAACTGTTGTTGGTCTAGAGGTACTATTTACTTGTGTCAAAGTACAAAAAACATTTATACCCTCACCAGCTGCATTACCTGGGGTTTGATGACAACATCTTATATGGTCAGCGGCATCGTGGTCGTAAGAATGTGTTGAACTTGAATGAACTTCTGCCTCATAAAAATAATCACCACCAGTATGAGCAGAATCACTGTGTAAAAATCTCATTCGTAAATATTGTGCATCAGTAACTGGTGTTGCATCTATGAACATAACATAATTGTCGTAAGTAGAATTAATATATGTACTGTTTATTTCAAATGAAGCAGCAGAAGCTGCACTACCTTGAAATAATTTTACTAACCCACCTGCACTTCCAAACTCAAAACCTAAACCAGAAGAATCAATTTTAATTGCGTTGCCTGCCGTTAGTGTGCCATCAATGTTAAATGTTGATGGATTAAAAACTTCATTAAAAACAATTCTATCACCCTCATCAGTGCTGGCGGCAGAAGAGTTTAATAATAAATTTCCATCTTCATTTTCTAAAGCAATATGGTCTTCATTTAATTGGTCTTTTGTATCTGAAGAAATTTTAGAAAGTGTTACTGCACCATCTGAAAGTTGAGTTGAACTAATATCACGAAAGAAAAAAGCAGACTCATTATTATTATATAAGATATGTCCGTCAACATCAACACCAGATGCACTGGAGTCCATTAACAATCCACCTACTTCGTTTTCTAATAAAACAATATCACCAAAAGAACTGTCTGTAAAATCACCTCTTGAGAGTGTATTTGCAAAATTAAATCCGTTAGTTGTTATTTTACTTATTGCCATTTACGATATCTTCTTTCCAAAGTAACCTGTCTTTGTATCTATTGTTCTTGTTTCGTCTTCATCACTAGGGTCATATGGTGTATCAGGTAATTCTAAATATGTATCACCATTTGGTTTTTTTAATTTTGCCCCACCAGTTGGTTTAGTTCTAGTTATTCTTGTTACCATAACATTTTCCTATCTTTGATACCTTGCCACCACAACATCGCCGTCTGATAGATTAGCAGCAAAAGTTACTGTTGACCCACTTATCGTATAAGCAGATGTTGGTGTTTGCATAATACCATTAATTGAAATAAAAACATCATCAGCTAGAACTGAACTTCCCAATGCCATTGTACTCGTTGAACTACCACTTACAGTTAAAGTATCAGTAGTGAAACCAGTTCCTCTACGAACTGAGGTTCTTATTCCTAAATCTCTAACTTCTATCTCAGCATTATTTGCTGGTGCAGAAGTAAATGTCAGAGTTGTTGATGAAACAGAATAGTTTGTTGCTGGTTTTTGTACGACACCATCAACAGTTACTAAAAGAGAATTTGCATTATTAGGTGCAGCTGCAAGTGTAAATGTTGTATCTGTACCATCACCTGTAAAAGAATTTAAAGTAAACTCTTTTAAATTATCTGATAACATTGTTGCAGTAACAGAACCAGCTGCAATTCCTGTTCTCTCTGTTCCTGGGCCTAACCCTTTGTGAATAACATAAATAGAATCATTACTATTTAATGCCTCTGAAAATTCTACAATGATTGGAAGGCCTGTACTATCTTCTCTGATAAAATATGCGACATCTGGTTCCTGTCTAACATTGTTTATAAACACTTCAATATTTGAAGCATTCAATCCAGGCATTTCTCTTGACAAAACAATGGAGTTTGTTATACTATTATTCGTACCTGTATCAGCACCAGTAAAATCTTCTTTTGCAAAAGTGTTTGCAGGAACATTTAAAAAGGGTCTTCCAATATATGACATATTAATTTAATCCTATGTTACATCTTCTAGTATTGCTGATACAACATCAACAGTTCCAGCTGATGCATATGCATAAACAGCATCGTTTGAATTTAAAACAATCTTTTGTCCGTCAACAATTTTTAAAGTTGATGATACCGGAATGGGTGCATCTTTTACAATATGATATGCTGGATAAATTAAAATTGTTCCAGAAGCAGTACCATCGGCTGCACTTGAATTTTGTGCATATGTAAATGTCGTAGCAGCAGTTCGTGTAATCTTATAAATTCCATTGACATAAGCAGTTGTTGAGCCTGATACATAAACATATTGACCTGTTGTAAGACCATGAGCAGAACCAGCAGTTACTGTTGCAGTATCACTTGATGAAACAACAGAAGTAATTGAACCTAAACTTGCAGAATAATCTTGAACGAAAGCAGTAACTTGAACAGCTGCACCTCCAGTATTAGCTGCATCTAATTCAATTAAAATTGAATTGACCCCTGAACCATTATTTGCGACATAAATCTGTTGTGGTCCAGTTGCATTTGGTGTTGCACTACCGGTAGATTGATAGTTTTCCCCAGCAGTGAGAATAGATTTAAATCCATTTTTAAAATTATTAGCCATGTTTTCTCCTTATCCCAATGCTACGGCCATTGATATAGCAAAAGCCTGTGAAGTGGCAGCAGTTGTCTGTGAAGTACCATCTGCAAAAGTTATACCACTTGTACTAAAAACTAATCCAGCAAGATTTGTAGTTCCAGTAAAATTTTTAGTTCCACTCATTGTCACAGTGCTTGTAAAATTAGCAGTGCCAGAATATGTGTTATCACCTGAAAAAGTAATATCTGTTGAAGGGTCAAAAACAGCGGCATTTAATTGTACTACTGCCTCAACAATGTCAGTTGCCGATGCGATAGTTCCAGATGCACTAGTAACACTTGCTATATCACCGACATCAGCACTTAATGAATTAAATGTGGTTCTAAAAACCTCAAAAGTATTTGAACCTAGTACGCTTCTATCTGCCATTTTCTTTCTCTATTAGTTGTAATAATAATGTTTTCATTTCATGCATTTCACATTTAATATTATTTATCTCTCTTACTGCACCTCTTATCTCATCTCTTTGTTTTTCTGCCTCTAATCTTATTCTTTTACTTTTCTCATATGCACTATTATTAATGTTTATTATTGCACCTGAGAGAGTATCTCTAACAAGATGTGGTTTATCTTTTACATTTACTTTACTCATTATGCTGTAGCCACCACTCTTAATCTTTTGACTCTAGGTGGTTCTGAACTATTTGTACCTTGCATACGAATTTTTATTTGAAATGCAATAAACTCACCTAGGTTAGTTGCAGTGTATTCATGTTCTATAAAATCATCTTTTGTAGTTGAAGGGTTTGTTGTAACATCAGTTGTACCTGTTGTATTAAAGAATGTATAACCCAAATCGTCAAAATCAGTAGAGTCATCAGAACGAAGAATTTTAAACATTACTTGTATCTCTGAGGTACTTGGTCTTACTGCATCGAATAAAACATTGAGTTGTGTTGCAGAAGCTGTTAATTGAACTTGTCTTGTTAAATAAATTGCTTCGTTACTATCTCCGTCAGGTTCTGTTGCAGGAACAAATTCACTTGTAGGATAAATGTCAGAACTTGAATCAACATTATCTAATCTATTTGCAATAGTAATTATAGATGCTTTATCTAAATCAATGACTGGTGATATATTAGATTTACTCGTGCTTAACGCCAAAGTCATTTCGAAAGATTTAGCAGTTGATAGTTCGTTAGTTTCATTAATATTAGAACATATCATTCTTGGTGCATCAAAGAAAAAGTTTTCATTGATTGGTAAAGAAATGCCATTTGTTAATTTTTGAAACGGTGTTTGAGAACCATCTGGTGAAGTACCAGTTGTTGTTTTAGCAGTTGCATTAATTGTTGTGCCATTATATTCTACTGCATTTAAAAGAATCTTAGTTGTATCCATCAATGCATTTTCAGTTGCAACGATTGCCGAACCACCCACAGCGGCAGATGATGTAGCACTTGCAGTTGTTGTTAATGTATAGTAATCTATACCAAACGCTGTTAGTCCAGTGTGTGTTTTATTTATCTGTGTCAAAGGAATGCCAGCAACTTGATAAAGTTCAATCGTTGCACCAGCCAAGTGTGCAACACCTGAACCCTCAACACCTCTAGTTGCACTAGAAATTGCAGTGCCTGAAATTGTTCCTGAGATAACTTCATCAGCAACAACTTCCCCAGCAGAATCTTTTGGGGTTGTAATTTTTAAGAATACTGTTCCACTTCCTGGGAATCCTGTACTACTTGAAAGGGTTAAAGCATCTATACTATCATTAATACCTGAAGAAAGAGTTGTAAATACTCCAGAACTTGCACCACTAATTGTTACATTATTCGATGTATTATACATCTGGTGATTATTATGTTTTACTTTAATTACATTTGATGCATTTGTTGTTTGAATGGCATTTACATCTAATGTTTCTGACTCAATAACATCATTTGTGAGAGAAACATTTGAGGTTGTACTTGTACTAAAATCTGCACGATATAATGTAAACATCATATCTTCGAATTGATAAGCAGTCCAAGAACTATTATTCTGAGATTTAAACAGAGCACCTAAATGAGGTTGGTCATTTACTAATCTACCGCCAACAATGTCTATCTCACCCATAACTGAAATCCATTGTAAATAATCTCTAGAATCTGTAAGAACTACGAAACAATATTCTATGCCTTCTTCAAGATAAACTGGAGATGGGAATGTAAAAGTTGTTGCAGTAGCAGCAGTTTGAGAAACATTTACATCTTCAGGTTCTAATGATGCTGTACCAAAAGGTAATATTTTATTTGTTGGATAACCATTATCCATTTCTCTCAACTGAACCACAATCGGTGCAGTTGTATCTTTTTGAGAAAAATATAAATCAATTTTTGTAATAAACTCACCACCAACAGTATCACAAGTAAATGATTGTGCAAGTGGATCCCACCTTGTTCTTCGTAAAAATCTACCTTGTCTATTCTGTTCTCTTGATTCTGATACCTGGTCTCTAGTTAAGATACCATCTCTTGTTCTTGTAACAGTATCTTGAACAACATTTAAAGTACCCTTAGCAGCATAAGTTGCTTCGGCAAATGTTCTAACACTTTCTACAGCATTTGTTGCAGAGGAGGTTAATCTAAAGACTCTATCGCCAGTTTTGAATTGTGGGTTGCCTGGAACTGTTGGGTCAGGAATATTAAAGATACCACTTACTCTTCCAGTAGGACCAGTAACGAATCTATCATTGTCTTCATCGCCAGGTAATAATTTAATTGATGTTCCACTAGATGGTGTAATTGTTCTTGTACCATTAAATAGTTGAACAGTTAAAGTTGAAGGTGTACTTCTATCAGTAGGAACTTCAGCTTGAGTTGGTGGGTTTGTAGTTGTTAATAATGCATTTGCAGGGTTTGTGAAATTTTGAAAATCTTCTACTGTTGAATTTGTTGCATTAGTTATAATTGTTGAATCGTTTTCATCAAAGAATACAATTTCATATAATCTATTTGTAGCAGTCGTACCACCAGAGGTTCCATTTGTAAAAGTAAATTTAAAGAATTGTTCGCCCTCACTGTTAGGGGCTCTATCAGAAGTTAATGTAATATTGTAAGTTGAGTTTGACCCAGCTGCAATGGTGAAAGATGTTAAATCAGAATGTGTGCCAGTAGTTGCAAATCCGTTAGGTGTGTTCGATGCTTCAATTTTAGCAGTAATATCTTCGGTGCCATTGTTATCATATTTAAGTTGAATTTTTGAAACAACTGCCCAATTACCAGCAACTTCAGTTGGAATATTATTAGTGGTATTTGTTCCAGATAAAGAACCACTATCTGGGGTACAATTAGCAATTACAGAAGTCTTATCAAAGAAAGGATAAACTCTTGTTTTTGGATACATACCTGTTACTGTAAATGAAACATTTCTTGAACGAATAAATGGAATTACATCTGTTCTTACAATTTCAGAATTTACAGTTTCAATATTAAATGATTCACCAATAAATGTTCTTGTGCCTGTTCTAACTTGAGTATCGAGTATTCTTTCAAACACATCTTGAAAACGACCTGTTCTATTTTGATTTAAAGCCATGGTTCCTACAGCTGTAGACCAAGCTGTTTCCCAAGCATTCCAAACAGTACCTAAAGCATCTGTGCCTCCAGCAGCTTGAAGAATCTGGTCAAAATTACCCTCTCTATTAATTACGATTGAAGGTAGTTTTTCTGTTTCGAACCACTCATCACCAGATGGTGATAATGTCATGTCACCAATCCAAGTATAGAATAATTGACCATTTACATTCTCTACTTTAGTTGCATATGGTTGGTCTATTGATGCGACATCAGTATATGGTAATGTTAATACATCACCTGTTTTTTGATAACCAGCAGATGTTCTTGTAGCAGTTGTTGTGTTTGATTCAATTAAAGAAATACCTTTCATATTATATTTCGGTCTCATTTCTCTTAATTCATAATCAATAGAACAACTATAATCTTTGTGTGTTACATCACCAGTTTTATGACCTTGAAAATTATCGACAACAAAACCAGTTTTAAATCTATCTAAACCATTTGCATCTTGAACTTGTAATGCCTCTGCTTGTTGTTCTAACAAATTAAGAGTTGTATATTCTTCTACTCTTTCAATTCTTTTTTCTAGTCTACCAATATCTCTCATGGTAAATCTTTTATTATCTTCAAGTTCTACTGATACATCTTCAACACTATCTGTAAATGCAGGAATATTAATAGTGGCGATTTCCATATTTTCTGCATGAGATTTATTTCTAGGTGGGGTAGGGGTTTCTGCTGGAATACCAGACTTAACAACAAAATCGCCCTCTATATTTAAAATAAGTTTATCTACTCTTGCCAAGAAAAAATCAACATCATAAATGAAACTTGAATTATCTTTTGGAACATTTGCAATAGAAGAACCTGTTCCGGTAAATGCTCTTTGACCAAAGTGAAAAGAATATCCTGTAATCTTATCTGCTGATTGCCCTTGACTCTCATAATTAGCTGTAGCAGTTATTGTTGCATCGGCAACTCTTGGTCTAAAATCTACTGCATCTTCTAGATTAAAAACACCTGCAGGCTGTCTTTGGTCTGGGTCAATTCTTGTTGCACTGTATTGAGGTATATCTTCATAATCAACAGCACTTGAATAAGAATCAACAGTAAAGAAATCTCCAGCAGCATGTTCAAAATAATCAAATACAATTATGAGTTTACCAACGGCTGCAGCTTCACCAGGTTTTCTTACAACTCTTGCAATGTCATAAAAGTTATCTCTTTGTCCTGTGTCTAAAGTGTATTTTGAAGTAACATCAGTTGACCCAGCTGTAAGTGTTCCTACAACAGCAGTTGCAGAAGAACTAATGCCTGTGACAGTTTCACCTGCACTAAAGTCTGCACCAGATTTAAGAACATAGGTGATTGGAGAAATCGTATTTACAATCTCAGCAACAGCACCTGAAGTGCCGCCCTTAATTCTTTCACCTTGTACAAATGTTCCAGAAGTAACAGTTGTTGTGAACTGAGGTAAAACAGCAGCAGTGCTTGATGTGGCAGATTCAAAGACACCTCTTAGATTAAATGCATCTGCATGACCTAGTGATATATCTCTATGATGAGCAGAACTACCATATTGAGCACCACCAGCAACACCATCATTATCAACAATAACAAGGTGACATTTATTTGCCGTTTTAATTTTTGCAGCTGCAGAAGTCTTTGTTAAGGTTGCAATAATTTTTACTTTATAATCACCACCTGTTCCGAAAACAGTTGTTGAGGTAAATGTTAATGTGCCCGTACCTACACCACTAACTGAGATTGCAGTTGCATCAACAATATCACCAACTCTACCTGACCCACCAGCAGCACCATCATCAATAATTGTAATAATATAATCTGTGTTTGTTACTGAACTAAATGTTTCATTTGTTCCAGAACTTAAAGCGATTGCACCTGAAGAGTTTATCGTTCCTACAAACTGTCTTCTAAAAACAAAAGATGTATCAGAGGCACCATTGTTAGCTTCTGTGAGTAAAGTTTTAGTTTTTCTTTTTTGTAATTTTCTTATAAGTAAATTTTTCTCTTGGTCAGCTAAAGTAGCTCTTGCTCTTTTTGCCGGCACCGAAGTTACATTATTCGATAGCCCAATAATAGCAGCAACATTAGCAGTCGTATCAGGAGTTGTTGGGTCTCCTAAAACAGGATATTTTACAGTAGTATCTGTTACATATGTAATTTTAAATTTACCATTATACTTAACATCATTGTGGTCTTTTACAACAACAGTTCTAGAAGTACCTGAACCTGCAAGAACAATACCTGTTGCAGAACTAAAAGTATTAAGACTACCCACACTACTTGTAAAGGTTGCTTGTTCAATGCTATCTATTGTTGACCTCGTGGTAGCTGCAGTTGAAAGAATTGAAAATCCATCTATAACATAAAATGTTGCTAATGTATCTGAGGTGATTTTTTCAATTACAATTTTTTCTGTTGCACCATTTGTGCCTGAACTAATTTCTAATACATCACCAATTCTTAATTCAGTTGTAAAGAGTGTTCCGAAACCAGTTAGTGTGTCTGAATTTCTATTTGCAGTAATTGTTCCAGTGATTGTAAACTTTGAATCTTGAACTGTATCAGCAGTAAAGTCTTCTTCTGTATCTGAAGGGTCGTCCATAAACATAGAATGAACCATACCAAAGTCAAAAGTTTTAGGGTCTTGGGCAACATGAACATCAACATTATCTGCATTTTCTATAATCTCATCAGATTCAGTTGAACCTGAAGATTTAATTTTTTCACCGTTTGTAAAGATACCAGTCACATTTGTCAGATATAATTCTGGTAGAAAACTTGCCTCAAGAATTACTTTATCATCTGCCTCAACAGCAGTGCCTTCTTCTAAAAGAATATTATCACCTTGGTCAACATTAGGTGTTGCACTTCTATCTAAAACTAAATCATCACCACTTCCAGCACTTTCTACAAAACCGGTTGCACCAGAAGATACACCTGTTAGTTTATCACCAGTTGTAATTCCTGTATTTGGTGTGTCAGATAATACTAACTCTGTAAACATTTTAATGTCAAAAAGATATGCATTAAAAATTGCATCACTATCTTCAGCATCAGTTAATAAGTTTGTTGAACCTGTTCCAGAATTTAATTCAAACCCTCTTACTCTTGCAACACCGATACGATTGCCAGAAAGATTTGGTTGAAGTGAACCAGATTCTGTTCCTCGTTTTGCAGAACCACTATCTTTAGCCAATGTAAAATTATCGTGTAATGAAACTTCTCTATAAGGTATTGCAATCTCACCAGCAATCTCTGGACTAATATCTGG